CCCAATGGCCAATGATATTAACTACACGCCACCACCCACTGGTGCGAAGTTCATGGAGAGCAACGCCAAGATGCGTACGCTCATGGGGCCTGTAGGTTCTGGCAAATCGGTAACATGTTCCTTTGAAGTAATACGCCGTGCGTCACAGCAAAAGCCTAACGCCAATGGCATACGCAAGTCACGTGCAGCAGTAGTTCGTGAGACAGTGAGACAGCTAAGCGATACGACTATCAAAACATTTCTAGACTGGTTCCCTGATGGAGTGTGTGGTCGGTACATGAAAACCACAAAGACTTACTTCTTCAAGGTCGGTGACGTTGAGTGTGAGATTATGTTCCGAGCGTTGGATGACTCCGATGACGTGGCTAACCTTAACTCCCTAGAACTTACATTCGCATGGTTTAACGAGTGCAGGGATATTCACCCGGATATTGTGGATGCAATGTCTAAACGTGTGGGGCGTTATCCGTCATCTAAAGATGGTGGTCCGACTTGGCACGGCATGTGGGCAGACACTAACCCGCCTACTATGGATACATGGTGGTACTATCAAATGGAGGGGATTGACCCTGCAGATGGCGTGTCACCTAACGACAACGGGTGGGATGTATTTAAGCAACCATCAGGGCGCAGTCCATACGCTGAGAACATTGAGAACTTACCGGACGGATACTATGACACCCAAGGTCGATCAGAAGAATATATTAGGGTTTACATCGACGGCGAGTACGGACTCTCGTCAGCCGGTATGCCAGTCTACAAATACTTCAGACCCGACTACCACATGGCGCGAAGCACTCTGCGATACATTAACAACGGTATGCGTCCTGTGGTCGTTGGCATGGACTTGGGACTCACACCCGCTGCCGTCATCGGACAACAAGATCCACGAGGGCGAGCGCTTGTCCTGAGTGAGTGTGTGTCGTTTGATATGGGGGCGCAACGGTTCATACGTACGATGCTCAAGCCTTTGCTCTTTGAGAAGTTCAGTGGTGCGCCTGTGCTGATTGTGGTTGACCCAGCGGGTGTGCAGCGAGCGCAGACAGACGAGCGCAGTGTGGTGGACATCATCAAGGCTGAAGGGTTTAAAGTTATACCAGCTAAGACCAACAGCATATCGGCACGTATTAACTCAGTCGATGAGTACCTCATGCGGCAAGTAGATGGCGACCCTGCGTTCTTACTAGACCCCGGTTGTACGCAGCTCAAGGCGGCGATGATGGGTGGGTATCGGTACAAACCCAAGGGTGATGGGGACATCGACAAGAACAAACACTCTCACGTAGCTGAGGCACTGCAGTATCTTATGTTGCATATAGGCAACGCAGGAGACGGGGCGATGCAGCGGCAAGTACGAGAAATAAAGAAAGTATCCGCAGCAGGCTGGACGTGATATACTAACTATGTCTCCTTAAGTAGTTTCCCTCGCTGTTCTTTAACCCTCGTTGAGTATATCTCCGGGGGTTTCTTTTTTGTATAAGTGGTGTACACTTGGCGAAATACGTACACTTGGAAAAGTAAATGGCAGCCGGTCTAAGCTTTCTTAGAGTAGTGAACAACGAAGAACTTAAGCGTCAAGAAGATGACGAGACAGATCGCGCTCTACAGGAACGCCAGAACGAAGCATACATCTTAGGACTCAGCGCATACCTGCGCCAATGTTGGGATGTAGCACAGCAAGCCAAGAAACCAATTGAGTACAAAATGCTTAGAGCCTTGCGTCAGCGCAACGGCGAGTACGAAGCAGACAAGCTGCGCCAGATCCAAGAGCAAGGCGGTTCAGAAATCTACATGATGATTACCGAAGTCAAGTGCCGTGCGGCTGAGAGCTGGTTGCGCGATATCTTACTTGACTCAGGCGAACCTCCTTGGGACATAACACCTACGTCAATACCAGACTTGTCACCGGTGCAGACTGAAGAAATACAAGCATCCCTTGGTGACAAAGTATTGGAGATGATACAGAGTACGGGTCAAGCGCCTACGCCGAAAGACATGGCGGAGCTTAAAGAAATAGTTAACCAAGAATACCGGTTCAAGATTTTGCAAGATGCACAGAACCGTGTCGATAAGATGAAGCTAAAGATTGCAGACCAGTTCTCGCAAGGGGGCTGGGAGACCGCGTTCAACGACTTCGTAACTGACTTGGTTACGTACCAGTCTGCGTTTGTCAAAGGTCCTGTTGTGCGCAGGCAACGAGCGCTAGGATGGACTACAGATGAATCAGGCAGAACAGTGGCAGAGCCTATCGAACGCTTGGCTCCAGAGTTTGAACGTGTCGACCCATTTCGTATTTACCCTGAACCGGGAATATCTACGATTGATGAAGGATATATCTTTCAGCACCATCCACTCTCCCGGATGGAACTATCGGACCTCATCGGCGTACCCGGATATGATGAAGATGCCATTCGTAAAATACTAGATATAGGTAATGGGCAGTCGTGGATTAACGAAGATGTAGAGTTAGTCAAGCAGGAAGAAGAACGCAAGTACTATTCCTACATGAAGCCCACCGAAACGTTTGATGCTTTAGAGTTCTGGGGTAAGATATCCGGCAAGATGTTAATCGAATGGGGCATGGACCCAGAAGATATACCCGATGACGCTCGTGAGTATGACGCTAACGTATGGTTAGTAGGTAGCTACGTGATTAAAGCCGTGCTTAACTACGATCCACTGGGTCAGAAACCTTACGCTAAAGCATCATTTATTAAGTGCCCCGGTGCATTTTGGGGTAAGGGCATACCGGAGATTATCGAAGATGTGCAGAGTGTGTGTAACGCTGCCGCTCGTGCGCTTGTTAACAACATGGGCATTGCCTCTGGCCCACAGGTTGAGGTTAACCTTGACCGCATACCTCCCAACGAGGACATCACACAGATCCACCCTTGGAAAATCTGGCAGGTTACTAACGACCCTGTGGGTTCTAGTGCTCCAGCTGTACGGTTTAACCAACCGAACGACAACGCTAATACGTTGATGACTGTGTATGATAGGTTCTCGCGTCTTGCTGATGACCACTCAGGCATACCAGCCTACCTCTATGGCGATACTAACGTACAGGGTGCAGGGCGTACCTCATCAGGCTTGTCTATGCTTATGGGTGCTGCAGGTAAGGGCATCCGTCAGGTAGTGGGATACATCGACTCAGATATTATTAAGCCAATTGTGCAGCGTCAGTTCGTATACAACATGCGCTACGATGAAGATGAAACTATTAAGGGTGATGCACAGGTTATAGCTAAAGGTGCAGTCAACTTAGCAGTTAAAGAAACAGTAAACGTTAGACGTATCGAGTTCTTAAATGCTACGGCTAACCCAATTGATGTCGAGATCATTGGCAAAGATGGGCGTGCTGCGCTCTTGCGTGAGATAGCCAAAGGGCTACAGATGCCAGTCGATGAGATCATACCTACGCGTGAGAAGGCGGCGTACCAAAACCGTAGCGCAGCTAGTGCACAAGCAGCACAGCCAGCGCAACCACCGCAAGGCGGCGCTCCACTACAACCTGATGGCGCGCCTAAAGGTGGCAGAGAAGGCAACGTGGTAGCTAACCGTTCAACCGGAGCGCCGATGTGAAGCATCCAGACCCGGCAGTTACCAAAGCACTTGCTTCAGCTGTGCGCCAATATCCAGAAATACTGGAATGGTTGCGTGATTGGAGAGAACAGGAGTATAGTAACTTGCCGTATGCTATTAATACACCTGCATTGTCACAGGGGCGATGTCAGGTTTTAGGTGAACTGTATAAGTTTGCCAAAGAATCCCCTGAAATAGTCAGGGCAAAGTCGCTATGAGGCTCGCCCGACAACACCACGCACACCAGTAGGAGCGTATATTATGGCAATTCCAGAGCAAATCCGTAAACAGACCGAGGCAGTTAAAGAGCTTTATAAAGATATCTACGCTGATTCTGAGCAGGGCGATACCCCCGATGACTCTAATAAAAGCGGTGATACCGATACAAATGCACCTAAAGCCTACGAGAACACTGAACGAGATAATGCACCTCAGTCATCTAGTAATGAGCAGCATCTAGGTGAACCGGGTAATGGAGAAGGACAACCCAAAGAGGACTATGTACAAAAGTACAAAACACTCCAAGGCATGTATAACGCTGAAGTTCCGAAGCTACATACACAGAATCGGGATCTACAGTCACGCGTACAACAGATGGAACAGTTGTTAGCAACGCTCTCTGCACAGTCAAACACTGAGCAGCAACCAGCGGGTGAGGTCAAGCCATTTATTACTGACCAAGACCGTGAGGAGTATGGTGAATCTATTGATGTTATGCGTCGTGTCTCCCGTGAGGAAGCCGCACCCGTACTTCAGAAGATGAGCCAGATAGAGGGATTGCTTAGACAGCTGCAAACAAATGTCGTACCGCAGGTTCAGAACCTTACGCAAAAGCAGGCTATGTCCTCTGAGCAACAGTTCTGGTCTGGGCTGACTGAAGTAACCCCCAACTGGCGTGACGTTAATAACAACCCCGATTTTCAGTCTTGGTTGTTAGAGTCAGACCCTTTCACTGGGGTAACACGCCAGACGATTCTCGAAGATGCGCAACGTAACCTTGATGTTTACCGTGTGGGTAGCTTCTTTAATACTTGGCTTGGGATGAATGGACAAGCTAGTACTGCTCAAAGCTCTCAGCGGAGCACGTCTGCAAGTGAGTTGGAACGTCAAGTATCTCCGGGTAAATCCCGCAGTGGTGGCACTCCTAGCTCAGGCAATGCTAAAGTATATTCACCAGATGACATCAAGAAGTTTTTTGAAGATGTCCGTAAGGGGAAGTACAAAGGCAAAGAGGCAGACCGTGACCGCATTGAACGCGATATCTTTGCTGCACAGCGGGATAATCGCATTGTTAATAATGCATAAATTTAGGAGCCTATAATGGTTTATCCTGTTTCCCCCGGCCGCCCACAATACAGCGGTAATTTTATTCCCGAAATTTGGTCAGGCAAGTTAATCGAGAACTTTTACGATGCAACTGTTTTGTCTGCAATTTCTAACACCAACTACGAAGGTGAGATCAAGCAGCATGGTGACACGGTTAATATCCGCACCACTCCTGAGATCACTATCAAGACGTATGTTAAGGGTCAGACACTGTCTGTAGAAAACCCAGACAAACCTAAGATCCAGCTTGTTATCGACAAGGGTGAGTACTTCGCCTGCGTTGAAGATGATGTGGATAAGGTTCAGTCAGACATCGCATTGATGGACACTTGGTCAAAGGACGCTTCAGAGCGTATGAAGATTAAGATTGACCAGCGAGTATTGGCAGACATCTTGCCCGGTATTTCTTCGGTTAATAAAGGCACTAACGCTGGTCGTATTTCTGGCAACTTTAACTTAGGCACTACTGGTGCTCCTGTTGCTATCACTAAGGCTAACGTGCTTGACTACATCGTTGACTTGGGTACTGTGCTTGATGAAGCTAACGCTCCTGAAGGCGAACGGTTCTTAGTTATCCCTGCGAAGATGGCTGGCTTAATCAAGAAGTCTGACTTGCGTGACGCATCACTTACTGGCGACAGTAGCTCAGTCTTGCGTAACGGTCGTCTCGGTATGATTGATCGCTTTACTCTGTATATGAGTCATAACATTTCTGTATCTAGCGGTAAGTTTAATCTCATTGCTGGCCACAAAATGGGCTTTACGTTTGCATCACAGATGACGAATATGGAAACAATCCGTTCTGAGTCAACCTTCGGCAATATCATTCGTGGCCTGCAGGTATATGGCTACCAAGTTATTAAGCCTGAAGCTTTGGCCCAAGGTGTTGTAACCTTATCGTAATCAAGGCGGGGGCTTCGGCCCCCCTCTATACAAACTAATGGAGAATTAAAATGGCTGCATATACAGACTCATTGGGATTTAATAAAGGCGTAGCTGCCTTCCCATCTTTAGTAGATCAAGTTTCTAAGTTTGAAGTAACTGTAGATTTTGCTGCTGTCAAAGCTGCTCGCACTGCTTCTAGTGCTACAGAGTTGGTCGCTACTGACACGCTGCAAGTTATTGCTTTACCTGCAGGTTCTATTGTTTTATCAGCGGGTGCTAACGTACTGTCAGCCGAAACTGTAAATGCTACTGCAACTTTAGATATGGGCTTTACTGGCGGCACACCTGCTGCTGCTAACGTTTATGGCAATGATATGGACCTTACCCAAGTTCGTGTTCATGCTGCTGATCTAGCTAACCCAACCGTTGTTGTTACGGCTGATACGGTAGACGTTCTTTTGAACACTGCCGTGCCAGAGAACGCTGTAGTAAAGTTTTTTGCTATCGTAGCTAACGCTAACTAGTAACAGGGGGCTTCGGCCCCCTACACAATCGAGGCTAATATGGCTAAGACTCCAGCATGGACACGTAAAGAAGGCAAGGCCGAGGAAGGCGGGCTAAACGCTAAAGGTCGAGCATCATACAACAAAGCTAATCCGGGTAAGCCCGGACTCAAAGCACCACAGCCTGAGGGCGGGTCGCGCAAGAAATCATTTTGCGCCCGTATGGAAGGCATGAAGAAGAAGTTAACATCCGCTAAAACGGCTAACGATCCCGATAGCCGCATTAACAAAAGTCTACGCGCATGGAAGTGTTGATATGGAAGTCTGGAATAAACCACGGCCCAAATCTTTAGGTAAGTCTAAGGCGTTAAGCCCTGAGCAAAAGTCTAAAGCGAAGGCGTCTGCTAAGAAAGCAGGTCGACCCTACCCAAACCTCGTTGATAATATGAAAGCAGCCAAAGGAAAAACAAAATGACACGATACCTAAAAGATTCTTCTGGGTTCATCTACGACTGGAATGAGTACCTAGCTGATAACCCTTTATGTGTAGAAGTAACTGAAGAAGAAGCTTTCCCAGAACGCTTTGTAACAGAAGAAGTAGTCGAGAAAGTAAAGAAGGCTCGTGCTAAACGCGGCTTTGGTTTAGACTTATCAACAGATGACGTACCGGTAGAGCCAGAGTATACTAACTTGGATATCAACGCAGACGCTTCGAGAAAATTACCATGACACCTGCTGTAGTAATCTCTGAGGTAAGGGTTCTAATACAAGATACTAAGACTCCGTATCGGTATAGTGACGCATCGTTGTTGATGTTCGTTAACCATACTATTAGACGTATGATTTTGTTGCGCCCTGACTTATTTATTACTACAGAGGACATAACGACAGTACCAAATATAAGTGAGCAGAAGCTGCCATCATCGGCAGTTAGGCTGGTAGATATTATATGTGTCAAGAGTGGTAACGCTCTTGAAGAAGTAGGGGTAGAGCAGTTCAATCGTTCGTATCCTAAGTGGACTTCAGACGCAGCTGGCACTCCTACTAAGTATCTACGTAACCCACGTAACCCAACAGCGTATATGTTGTACCCTCGCCCTGTCGCTGGCACTGTACTAGTAGGTGAGTACGTTAAAACACCACCCACATATACGCTCTCAGATAATATAGAAGTGCTACCAGATGCGTATTACACATCGCTTGTAGACGGCACTGTGTACCTCGCTCAGTCTGTAGATAACGAACACGTAAACTCTGGCCGCGCTAAGATGTTCTATGAGTCCTTTATACAAACGCTAGTTACTTCATTGCAGAGTAGGGGGTTGATAGACATAGAGCCTACTAAGCAGTCAATAAGACAAGGGCAACAGAATGACACCCAATGATATTATCGTTGATGCTACTAGGCTAATACAGGATAACCAAGTACTGAGGACTCCTGACGCATATAGCGCAGCGACAATGCTAGGGTATGTCAACCAGATACTAAAGAACGTAGCCACTGTACGACCCGACCTGTTCATTACTATGGCAGACATACCTACAGTACAAGATGTTGTAGAGCAGTCTATGCCAGTAGACTCTATGCGATTAGTTAATATATTTTCTGTGAAAGACACAAGAGCAGTAACTGAAGTGTCTAGAGAAGCGATGGATAGGTCTTACCCAGCTTGGCGTTTAGATCCACCCGGTGTACCAGTTAACTATATGCGGCATGTCAGTAACCCCAACAGGTACTTCCTGTACCCACGCCCAGCTGCAGGCGTTGTGTTGTTTGGTGAGTACGTCAAGTCTCCTAGAGCATACGGGCTAAATGAAGTAATCGAAACAGTGCCTGACGGATTCCAAGCCACAATTGTGCTAGGCGTTGTTATGCTAGTAGCTGGAACAGAGAACGACTCGGCTTCTAGTGTTAGGTTCACTCAATACAAAGACGTGTACAATAAGTCGCTAGAAGATAACATGCAGTCCAGAGTACTCACCGACACAAAGACAGCTGGTCTCGATCCTAAGAAGGTAGTTTAATGACTACTAAAAAATTTGAATCACTAATGGATTTAGTTAACCCTAGTTTGCAGGGCTGTCCTTATCCGCTAGTACTACAAAACATTAAAGACTCGGCTATTCGCACATGTGAGCGTACGTTGTATTGGCGGCATGTACAGCCGGTGTTCGCGCTAACAGCAGGCATCTACGAATACAAGTACCGCAAGCCAGTTAGCTCTGACGTACACGCAGTATTCTCTGCCGTAGTAAATAACACTGCACCGCTTAGGATGCTTACGCTTGAAGATGCAATAGCAGAGTACCCTCAGTGGGCGGATGTGTACGGTGGCGTGGATATGGCACAGCTATGGTCTGAAGGTGGCTCGCTTAATACCTCTGAATACAACGGGCAGGAGTTTAATTACCCTGCTGTGTTCACCGCGCCCGAAGAATCGTACCAAAATGCGTCTGATCCTAGGGTTATTACTCAGGTAACACCAGATAAGTTTGTTGTGTTACCCCTACCTGATGATGCTAAAGCGTATAACATACGCATGATTTATGCCCTAAAACCCAAGAAAGATGCTACATTTATGCCAGCCGTGATACTAGATGAGCTTACAGATGTCATCGTGCATGGTGCGCTACAAGAACTTTTAGTTATGCCGAATCACCCGTGGACAGATAGAGAGTTAGCGTCATATCATGCCAAGCAGTACCTAGCTAAACTTACTGAGCGTCGGGCACGAGCCAATCTAGGTAATGGTAGAACATCCCTTTCTGTAAGAATGAGGTCATTCGCATGAGTGTCGTAATAAAAAACAACGCAGTAGGGTACTTAGAGTCCGCACTAGATGCCAGTGATTCAGTAGCCTACCTACGCGAACAAGATATTCCTGCCTTCCCATCACTAACTACCGGCCAGTATTTCTACATGACAATCGCTGCTCCCAGCGGCGTGTATGAAATTGTAAAGGTCACTAACACTAGCCAAGAAGTATTCACAATAGAACGTGCACAGGCTAACACTGTAGCAGCTAACTTTGTTGCTGGGTCAAGGGCTGAGCTTAGGGTAACGGCAGAGGCTTTATCAGACAGCTTCCTAGAGGCTTCTTCGGTGTACCGCATGTACCGACCCGGCGATGCCCCAGAGTACTTTACTCTATCTGGCGGCGCTCTAGATGTTGGGCTTAACGGCAATATATACCGGTTCGTAGGTGTGGGCGAAGCTGCTATGAAACATTCTGTGCCCTTAGAACAGGGACAGTCGTACACACTAAGAGTTGCATACCAACGATTTAAAGACAGCGGCGACCCTGCAAACGATGGCATTACCGCAGGTGTAATTTGGTATAACGGTTTTGGCAAGAAGATTGGCGAAGCGATAATTCATAGCGATAACACGCTGCTTGTTAGTTCGCTACACCGCGAGTTTTCGTACTCACTAGGTTTCCCCGGCGGGGAATCATTTGACGCATATATTCCACAATCTGCGCGGTATGCAGTCGCTTGGTATAAATCCTATGGAGCAGGGCACAAGACTGATCTAGGCGTGTTGGGGCTATACAACACAGAACTACCTACACCATTGGTTGTATCAGCAGATGAGATAGTTGTACCTCCTGATTTCCAATGGCCTGCTGGCAGCATACCTACCGGGGCAGGTGTCTCCGACCCGTACGTCGTACCACGCACAATCTACGTAACTATGGAAGGTAGCGATGCAAATTCAGGTACAAGCCTTTCAGTACCTAAAGCTACTGTAGGTAACGCACTAGCAACAGTTGCCGAGCTAGGTGTTCCCGGTATTGTTATTGTTTATCCGGGCGAGTACATAGTTCAGCCAGATACTGTAATACCAATTAACTGTGCGCTCTATGGTTATGATCTACGCGTGACAAAACTACGACTACCCAACGGACTGAAACAGAACAATATGTTTCAAGTATCTAGCGGGTGTAAAGTTCGCGGGTTTACGTTTACTGGGCTACAGCATGAAGCAGCCACTGCATACAACACTATTGTTGAAGGCTTAGCGGCAGTGACTCAGTGGGGCTACTTCACTGTAGCTAGTGCGTTGTACCGTAAAGTTGATGACGTTGAAGTATTTACTGACCATGATTACCCACCTGAGAAAGGTTGGGCTTTTGTGTTTAAGCCCGGCGGGTTTATTACGCGTTCTCCATATATATCAGATTGCTCAATGCTGCATGACTTTACGCAAGATCAGATGACAATCGCCATCGACCGCGAAGCTGGGAATCCGTTGATGCCAAGAGGCAGCGGCAATATTAGAGCCGATGGTTCGGTGCTTGCACCTTCTTCGCCGTTGCGTTCTATTGTTGTAGATTCATTTACTGCTATTAACCCCAACGGCTACGGCTACATGATTGTGCGCAATGCTTTTGTTCAGCTTGTGTCTGTATTTACAAATTGGAGTAGGTATGGATTATGGACGCATGACGGCGGACAGGTTACAGTAGCCAACTCAAACAGTACGTTTGGTGATTACGCTTTAGTATCTACTGGGTTTAGAAACACAATTAGGATTGAAGATCCGATAGGTGAGCCTCGCGGCGTGTACGTGCCAGCAGCTGATGCTGTTGTCGAGCAGACAGATATAATTATTGAGGAAGTGTACGCTCAACTTGCCGATGAATTTGCAGTGGTACAGAACTTCACACAAGAACAGGAAGATCTTACACGGCGCGATACAGGAACACTGCTACGAGAAATAGCGGACGACTTTAGGTCAGGTCAGGATCGTGGGTCTCAGTATTTTGTTAAGGGTTTGTTTAACTGGAACGCTGACTACTTCTTTGCGCCTTCACTACTTCCTATATTTTTACGCAGCTACGAAATTGTCGAGGAACGAATACTAGCTAGGTGTGCTCTTGTTGAGCCAGCAGCTACTATGCTAGAGTCCTTAATTAGCCTAATAAAAACCAATATAGAAAATCCTCCTAAGTTGGGGTTTCCTTCTGTTATTGAAGCAGCCAGTCAGCAGTTTAGCTACGTTGGCGCAGGTGTTAACTACAATTCGCTACCCTACTCTCAGCGTGGTACAGGCTTAGCTGGCGACCCAGCTCTGGTTAACCTAAAGAAAAACGGTGGGCGTATCTACGCTACTTTCTCTACAGAGGTAGGTGATACTTATCTTGGTGACGACCTACGGGTTGATTTTGAACGTGGCACTGTTGAAGGCCAAGCTTTCTCACGCGGTGTTCAGAACATCACATTACCACTTATACAAGCACTAGGAGGCTAAAATGATTACAGTAGTAAGCCCACGCCCACCACTTAATTTGTTTAATGTGGCTCGCCTCAATGTACAGTCTTTCTACACTACGCTTTTAGATGTACCAGAATATCTTATACCGGTGAACGGCCCTAGTCCAGCAAGGACTGTGTCAACCGTGGCACTGCTAACATCGCTAGTAGTAAGTAATAACTCTGAGGATACTATACAAGTATCTGTACAAGTTGTAGACTCTGGCGGTATAAACTGGCTTACACTAAATCAAATGGATATACCCGCTAATGATTTTGCTGTGATTGACTTCGGTAAACAAAACTTACCGAGCGGTGATAAATTTCAGATAAGAACAAATAATTTCCAAGGCGCAGTTGCCACTCTATCCTACGTACTTAACCAACGTGAAGAATACAGGATACTATAATGAGTAGTGTTAAATTTGCTTCGGGCCGTACGCGTGACGTAGGCCACTCACTTAGATACAGCACTCCTGTACAACTTGACCCTAGCGCTAATGACGGGGCTGTTGTTATGGGCGAGGATAACCTGCTACAGTACTCAGACGGCACTCGCTGGATTGGTGTAGCTCCTGTATTGTCCACACTAATAGACGCTGGTAATGCTGAGACAGATTACACGGGCGGTGCGAGAATAGATTTAGGGAGTGCCCAGACATGAGCAACTTGCTTAGTGCTTCGATATTTCAATTGTCTCTACGCGGCGACACGCTTGCTCGGTGGACTTCATTTAACCCCGTACTTGCAGATCGTGAGATTGTTTTAGAGAAAGACACTGGGCAGTTTAAGATCGGCGATGGTACAAGTAACTACTTAGACTTACCATATGGCGGTATAGCTGGCCCAGCTGGGCCTCAAGGTTTTTCATTAAATGTTCTTGGGTCTGTTGCTACTGTAGGGGACTTACCGCTTACTGGTGAAGCTAACGATGCGTATATCGTACAGGCTGACGGTGATCTATATATTTGGGACGGTTCTGGGTGGGACAATGTAGGGCAGATAGTTGGCCCCGTTGGCCCTACTGGTTCTCAAGGGGTACAGGGAATTACCGGTCCTACTGGTGCAGTTGGTAGTACAGGCCCTACTGGCGCTACCGGTCCTGCTGGAGATGTCGGAACTTTCGGCCCTACAGGTACAACTGGCGCTACAGGTCCCACAGGTCCGCAAGGTATAGATGGTACGATAGGTAGTATAGGCCCAACTGGTGCACAAGGTCCTACAGGTACATCAGGCGTACTCGGTGCAACTGGCCCTACTGGCTCACAGGGTCTTACTGGTGCTACTGGTGCAGACTCGACTGTCGTAGGACCTACCGGCCCAACGGGTACAACAGGTGCAGTAGGTCCAACAGGTGCAGTAGGTCCTACCGGCCCAACGGGTACAACAGGCACAACAGGTACAACGGGTGCAGTAGGTCCTACCGGCCCAACAGGCACAACAGGCACAACAGGTACAACGGGTGCAGTAGGTCCTACCGGCCCAACGGGTACAACAGGCACAACAGGTACAACAGGTACAACAGGTGCAGTAGGTCCCACCGGCCCAACAGGTCCGACTGTTTATCCATCTGCTGGTGTTGTCATATCTACTGGTACTGCGTGGGGCACGTCTGTTGCACCTAGCACTTCAGGCAACGTCTTAACCTCTAACGGTACAACTTGGGCGAGTTCAACACCGCCAAGCTCTGGGGTCAATTACCCACAAAACATTAAGTCAGCAAATTACACACTAGTATTGTCAGATGCTGGCAAGCAAATATTTCATCCTAGTGCAGATACTACAGCTCGTACCTTTACTATTCCGGCCAATGCAAGCGTAGCTTATCCAATCGGAACAGTCTTTAAATTCATTAACCAAAACGGTGCGGGCATTGTAATAATTGATATTACGACTGACACAGTGCGTCTATCGCCCGAAGGAACGACAGGAAGATTGGCACTAGCGGCAAATGGTTCTGCTACGGCTATTAAAGTTACATCTACTGAATGGCTAATTTCTGGGGTCGGTTTGTCGGAAGCTCCACTCAATATTGGCGATGCTTATGAAGGCGGCTTCTTTGCGGGTCAAATTTCAACATCTGGTGATGGCGTAGCCACGCACAACCTAGTAATAGGTCCTGTTGCTTCTGCTCAAAACGCTAGTAAACAATGGAAAACCACAAATACCACTACCGCAGGAACAACTTCAGTTATTGACGGACCGACCAATAGTTCTAACATGAACAATGCCTCTCATCCAGCGGCACAGTTCTGCGAGGGCTTAAGCATTGGTGGGTTTACTGATTGGTATATGCCTGCTAAGAATGAGTTAGAAGTATGTTATTACAACTTAAAACCCACTACTGCATCTAACAACACGTCTTCAGGTACTAACACTAACGCTGTACCTAGTCGTGGAAGCAATTACACTTCTGGCACTCCTGCACAAACCTCTGCAGCAGACTTTAAAGAT